CCGACCCTCGCAGACTTCTTGTCTGATCCACCCGTGCCGGCTCCACTCCATTTCCATAGGAGTGATGCAGAGCCACCCGCCACACGACCGCTTCAACACGACGCGGCGGTACGTGATGCGGAGCGTTTGGGCGACTTCACCGTCCAAATCCCTCCCTCTGTCTCAATGGCCATGGCAACTGGCGTATGTGACACGGATGGGACGGTTGACACGTTTGGCGAGCTGCTCTTCGGGCACACCGTCACTGTCGATCGTACGAAGCTCCTCGACGAAGATACCACCTTCGATCGAGCGGATTTAGGGAACGTGGACCCCAGGTTCTTGGGTGAGCTTATACAAGCTGAGATTGCTGTGTCACACATGCAGTATGTCGAGGCGGAGAAGCTTATCTGTGGCGGGAAAGCGGCATTGCAGGCCGGTTTGGAGAGTAAAAGGATTAAACCTCAGGGTATCCATATGCTACCAGGCGACCCGGCGAAACCGCTTATCGCGTGCGCGGCCAATGTGCACAATCTGGAGTTCGCGTGCAGGGTGAGGCACCTTGGGCAGAAAGAGAAGATACACCAGTCCTCTGTAAATCTGCTCGAGTTTGTCACTGACGTCTATTACGAGGCGTTGCTTGAGGACTTAGGAGGCGTGGGTGCTATGAAAGCGTCCTCCGCTCAGTTCCTCGGGGCCCTGAAGGCTCAACAGCCTAAAAAGTGGGGAGAGGCACGTACGGGCCGCAGGTACCTTGAAGCTGTACTGTTCACTTCGGTGGAAGTAGTCAGAAAAGGAGCTAAATGCGGTATGCCACGGAACTTCACGGTGAAGACTAATGAGGCTTTGACTCAGGTCAAGCCACGAGGGATCATCAATCCAGGGGACACGGGCTGTGTTATTCACAGCTCTAACGCCACTCTTGCTGATTTCCTCGAACTCAATGTCCAACACCATCTGGACAGGTCGGTGAAACATGTGTCTAAGGCCGGACTGGCCAGACGCATGGGAAAGCTGATCAGCCAGCATATAAGTGAGGAGTGGTACCACAGTTCGGATGATTTCGGATCGTGGGACGCGTCGTGCCGCGCACAAGTGAGGGACGCTGTCGAGAACAGACTTCTGACCAAGATGCATCAGGACTTGGGCGGAATCGACGGTCTCCTGGGCGCCGCAGCTGTTGCTGATCGGACGGCTCGTGAGTACAAGGGCAAAGGCTATGGTGCCAAGATCAAGACGAAGAACTCGTGCCGCCAATCCGGCGACAAAGGCACGAGCGCGCTGAATCGCATTACTTCGAGGATCTTGTCTGGTGCGGTTTTTGTCATGTTACTTCTTCGGAAGAATGGTCTTCACGAGACGACCCCTTTGGAGGATTTGAATCCCGATTTCGTGGCTGAGATCAAGCGGGAGTTAAAACTATATTTCCGAGGGAAAAGCACGTACTTCGACTTGACTGCGGAGGGGGACGATGGTCTCCGTTGGTACAGCAGGAAGTTGTTGGGTGCAGAGATCGACGCTCCGGCTACTCTGACGAAGATCGTGGAACTTTATGCACGATTCGGGTTCAAGCTGGAGCCGCAGACAGCGGCAGGCCGTGTTGAGAACTCATGCCTTGAGCCAGTCTGGGGCCGGTATGAGTTCGTGAGTGTGGTGTTCAAACCATATCAGGTGGATGGGGTCCTGCGGGTGCGTTGCATTCCGAAGCCCCGGCGTACACTTGACAGCTTGTCTGTCTCGTTCAGCCTGCCTGAGAGGGACACCATCACCAGCACCAAGTGCGAGGAGCATGCGTGGGGTTTGCTGCGCGATAAGAGTTTGGCCCTCTTGTCCAACGCAGTCGACTGCCCGCTGCTGTACCAGGTGATTGAGGCTGTACACCTCAAAGCCCTGGCCAAGGCGGGTGCCTCTGAGAACAGGCACTTTCAGGACCGCATTGGGTATGCGGGTGAGGTCCTACGCTCCACCTACGGAGAGGACGTGGCCACTTACCTTGATCAGATCAGGGCTGTGCGCCAGGCTCTTTCCCTTGATAGGATTGGAGATGCGGCCGCCAACAAAGCGTTCGTCCAGGAGATGATAGGCTCGACCATGAAAACTGGGGGCTTGATCACTCGGCCCGTTGGCCTTGTACGAGGTACCCGCCTCGCAGAGGAAGCGGAAGCGCATGCGCGTGACATGCTTGGTATGTTTGTGGAGAGCATCCAGCAATGCAGCCCCGATACCCTCGTGGGTGTTTGGGGCGCGTGGCGCAAGTTGTTGTAGGGCTGAGGTGGCCCGTTTCACCTCCTGTTCGGTCTCGGTGCTGCCTATGTCCCGGCCGTCCCGACAGGAGAGTTTCACCATTTGGATTTGTGTCCGCAACGCTGCCTATGTCCCGGTTGCCGCACGCAGTTCATTTGTCCCAGAGAGAGGCTTTAGCGCAAGGTAATGC